AGCCCAATCCATAGAGAACCTTTCTTTAAGTGTTGCAATCTCTTGGTTGGCATCCTGCAAAATTCTGTCACCATTCATTACAATACCACCAGGTAATTGTACCTGAGCGTACTTGGTTAAGTTTAATCCCCATTGTCTCTTGACAAGGGCTGTGGAGTAGTCCTTCAACCAAAGATCATTCCACAAATCAGGATACAAATCTGGATTAGGCTTCAACATAACCTCAATACACATAAACGAACCAGTATTTACCCCCAAGTCACCATCAATCACCATTCTGTGTGTTCTTTGATTGAAGTTGAATGTCTTGGGTGGGAACAACATCCACTCTAAGAGAGCTAGAAACTCCTGCATTGCGTAGTAGGACACCAGGTTGAACTGATTATCACAACCACCTCCTGCGATCCCTCCTAGAAGGAGTGGGAACAACATACCACCAGGTACAATACCACCGCCAAGTCCAGTTCCTCTCTTCTTCATAATACGAACAACACCTACAACATCATCAGGAAGTGTGATGTAGTTGTTTTGTACTCTGAAGTTAATGGCATTTGGGTCATCATCTGTCCCCTCTTCTGGAATGGTGGAGTATGCTCTGAAGTGTTGTTTGAAAGCCTCATCAACAGTGAAGGTAAGATAACCTCTTTCTACACCATTGAAGTGATTTCTTTCATGGAAGAACTGAAAGGCATCATTGATAGCGATGTCCATCTGTTCATCAGCCACATTGATTTCAAGGACTGGGGCACCCAGTCTCATCTTAATGTAACTCTTAAACTCTTCTCTGTTTTGTGGTGATGCGATGCTCATAGTTACCTCAGTACCAAGACGTTAATGTAGTTGTTGTCCTCATTCACTGCGTCATCTGTTCTTTCACAAACAATAGTGACGGAAGATGCGGTTCTTGTCAGAACACCACACCCTCTGGGGGATGCTCCTGTACCGCCGTAATCTTCAGTGCCAGCTGTTGCTAGTGTTGTATAATTGGCACTTGAATGAGCATTAGTGAAGTTGATAGTAAAAGTTCCTTTCGAATCTCTCACAACTGATGCCACATTATAGGATGAGATAAGAGAACCAACATTCTCTCCATCAAAAGCAACGTGAGCAAAGATGGGAGACACAGTCTTACTGATGACTCCATTATCAACAACTAGAATTTGTTGAGTACTCTTATTACTAACAGATACAAGTTTCTCTGCAATGTATCTCCAGGCTTTTAGAAGGGTAATCATTAGCTTAGTGTGATGGTGCCTGATCTTACGACTCCATCGGAGCCTTTTAACTTAAATGTGAGGGTGGTGTCATTAGTAATTTCAACCATCAACTCACCATTGTTTGCTGGTGTCACAGAAGATGAAGGTGTCTGTACAACATCCTTAGTGAAAGTAGTCTTGTTTACATTAGTTGCAATGCCTGCATAACTAGACATTGCATCAGTTAGAGAATCAATCGTAGCATACCCACTACCATCACCAATGAAGATATTACCATCATTCAGATTAGGGGTAGCGTTTGTTCTACCAGCACCACCAACTCTGATGACACCATTGGATGATGCAACTCTTTGAACTCTTCCAATGTTTTGTACTAACTTTGCCTCTCCCGATGGAGCTGTTGTAGATACACCACCAGCAGTAGTGGATGAAACATACAACACTTGGTTGACAGACATTGTACTGGTATCAATAGGTTGCGACCCATCACCTTCTACAGAACCTAGTGTGGTAATACTACCAGTGGCACCTTGTGCAATATCCTCAGATGCCAGACCAAAGGCAGGCATAGTTGATGATGAATTTGCCTGAGCTAAATC